TTCTTCTGCATATCACCGCCTCCTTCATCGGCTTCGGGCTTGCCGTGGGCTGCATGTGGCTCCACGACGAAATCAGGGAACGGCTGCGCCGCCGAAACCCGTACCGGGGGTAGCCCATGTTGACCATCATCGGCTCACAACTGAACCCCGCCCATGACGCGCTGGAAATCTACGTCTCGGGATGCAGGCGCGGCTGCCCCGGCTGCCACAACCCCGAGGCGCAGGCGTTCGGCAAGGGCAAGTCCGCCTGGCTGTGGATGAAGGAGAACCGCTACAAGTTCGCCACCGGGACCTTCTCCCGCGTGTGGCTGCTCGGCGGCGACCTCATGGATCAGGCCCCGCACGAGGCCCACGAATTCATCCGGGATCTCCGCAAGGCCATGAAGCCCGGCATGGAGCTGTGGCTGTGGACGGGGCACGGGCTCGACGACATCCCGCTGCGCCTCCGCTACGAATTCGACTGGATCAAGACCGGGGACTACCGCGAGGATCTGCCCTCCATCGGCGTGGCCTACGACGGGCACGACGGCGAACCCCGCCCCCTCGTCCTCGCTTCCAGCAACCAGCAACTCCACAGGATCACCGAACCATGCCCCCATCCCGAAACCACCAGCAGCAAACATCCCTCGCTCATGAAGATGAAGTCCCTTCTCTCGGACGTCTTCCCGGCCTCACGCGGGAACTCGTGGAAGGGCTCGACGCCCTTGTCCCCGAACGCTGCCCCGGCCTGAAACAGCCCGAGCGCGAAATCTGGATGTACGCGGGCAAGCGGGAACTCGTCCGCAACCTGATCACCGTCTTGGAAAGGCAGGAACGTGAACGCACACGGAACCCCCATCTCGGCCTTATGCCGCGCCTTTCATAACGTCCCGTCCCATCCCCCCACGCTCACCGACGCGCACCTCGCCTTCCTCTGGCACCGCATCAGGGAACAGGGCCTCGACCGTTTCCTGTTTTACGACGGCGGGGTCAACAGCCTTGCCCGGTTCCACGACATCGTGACCGCCGAGTCCGTATGGGCCTACGCGGGGTTCTCCCACACCACGGGGGAACCCCTCGCGCTGGCCCTGCTCGACCGCTTCCTCGGACGCACGGCCTACCTGCACTTCACCTTCTTCAAGGGCGAGGGCTTCGCGCGGCACCTTGAGATCGGGCGGGCCTTCATGGGCCTCATCTTCGAGAACGGCACCCTGTCCTGCCTCATGGCCCTGACGCCCGCTGCCTTCCGCCATTCGTGGAAGTTCGGGCTGGACCTCGGCTTCACGCGGCTCGGCACCATCCCCGGAGCCTGCGGCGTGCTCGACAGGAAGACGGGAACGATCCGCTACCGGGACGGGATGCTCATGAAACTCGACAACCCCAAACCCCAACCATAAAGGAGGCATCCCTTGGGAGGCATATTCGACAAACCAAGCAAACCCAAAGTCGTTGAAGCCCCGGCCCCCACCATCGCGGCAACCCCTCCCCCGCCGGAGGAGACGGCGGAGGCCCCGGTCATCAACGAAGGCAACAAACGCAAGAACCAAGCGGACAGCAAGCGCAAGGGCACCTCCGCCCTGCGCATCGACCTGAACCTCGGCGGCGGCAACATGGGAGGCGCGGGTGGCACCAGCGGACTCAGCATTCCCCGATAACGGCCCCCTCCCGACCAAAGGCCCCGCCGAAACCCGCTACACCGAGCTTTCGCAGGACCGCGCCCCCTACCTCGACCGCGCCCGCCGCTGTGCCGAGCTGACCATCCCCTACCTCATCCCGCCCGACGATCTTGCGCAGGGGCAGGAACTCCCCTCCCTGTACCAGAGCGTCGGGGCCAACGGCGTGACGAACCTCGCCTCCAAGCTCCTCCTGACCATGCTCCCCCCGAACGAGCCGTGCTTCCGGCTGCGGGTAAACAATCTGGTCATGGAGCGGGAAGAGGAGGACGCGGACAAGGAGTTCCGCACCAAGATCGAAAAGGCCCTCTCGCGCATCGAACAGGCCGTGCTTGCCGACGTCGAAGCGTCCGGGGACCGCCCGGTGGTCGCGGAAGGCAACCAGCACCTCATCGTGGCGGGCAACGTCCTCTACCATGACGACCCCAAGAAGGGGCTGCGCCTGTTCCCGCTGTCCCGCTATGTGGTCGAACGCGACCCGATGGGCACGCCCGTGGAGATCATAGCCGAGGAAACCGTCAACCTCGACACGCTCCCGGAAGACGTCGCGGCACGGATACGGGAAGCCGCCGACACGCTCGGGCAGCCTTCCGTCAAGGGCGACGACCGCAAGGACGTGAACATCTACACCCACCTGAAACGCGGGCCGAAGAAATGGGCCGTGTATCAGGAGTGCCGAGGGGTGAAGCTCCCCGGCTCGGAAGGCTCCTACAAGCCCGACGCCTGCCCGTGGCTGCCCGTGCGCATGTACAGCATCGCCGGGGAGAACTACGGGCGGAGCTTCGTCGAACTCCAGCTCGGGGACCTCGGCAGCCTCGAAAGCCTGTGCCAGTCGCTCGTGGAAGGCAGCGCCGTGTCCGCCAAGGTGGTGGGCCTCGTGAACCCCAACGGCGTCACCGACCCCAAGGCTCTTGCCGAGTCCGCCAACGGCGACATGATCGAAGGGAACGCCGATGACGTGGCCTTCCTGCAAGTCCAGAAAGGGGCCGACTTTCAGGTCGTCGCCGCGCAGATCCAGCGGCTCGAACAGCGGCTCAAGACCGCCTTCCTCATGATGGACGGGGTGCGGAGGGATGCCGAGCGCGTGACCGCCGAGGAAATCCGCGTCATCGCGCAGGAACTCGAAACCGGGCTCGGCGGCGTCTATACCCTCATCAGCCAAGAATTCCAGCTCCCCTACATCGCCTCGCGCATGGCGACCATGACCCGGCAGAAGCGCATCCCCGAACTTCCCAAAGGCACGGTCACGCCCTCCATCGTCACGGGCTTCGAGGCCATCGGGCGCGGCAACGACAAGCAGAAGCTCCTTGAGTTCCTGAAAGCCGGGGCCGAGCTGATGGGCGAATCCTTCCTCGGCCTGCTCAACCCGCAGAACGCCGTCACCCGCCTCGCCTCCGCAATGGGCATCTCCACGGAGGGGCTCGTCAAGGACGAAGAGGAACTGGCGCAGGAACGGCAGGCCGCGCAGCAGCAGGCGCAGGGCCAGATGATGATGGAAAAGCTCGGCCCCGAAGCCCTCCGTCAGATCGGCGGCATGGCGCAGGCCGGGAATGCCGAAGCCCTGCAAGGGATGCAGCAGGGCCTCCAGCAGCAGATGCAGCAGCAACAACCCTAACCTTTCCCCTACAGGAGATCACACATGGCGAACGTCAATTCCGCCACCACCAACGGCAACAAGAAAGAACCCGAAGCCCCCGCCTCCGGCCTCACCCTGTCCAGCCCCGGCGAGGCCACACCCGCTTCCGCCGCCCCCGGCACCCCCATTCCCGTGGGGCCGTCCGGCAGGCTCGTCCGCATCGACAACTAACCCTCAACGCCACAAGGAAAACACCACACATGGAAGACGCATCCGAAAACCTCACCGTTGAAGTCCCCGTCACCGAAACCGGGCCGGACGCCCCCGCCGCAACCGCCTCCCCCAAACGCTACGCCGGGGAGTTCGACACGGTGGAGGAGCTTGAGGCCAAGTATCAGGAACTGCTCAAAACAACGACTACCGCCGCGCCTTCGGGGGAACTGCCGGGCGACGGCGAGGGAGGTGATCCGAACAGCGACGGCGATCCCGAAGGCGGTTCCCCGACCGACAAGGAGAAGGAATCCGCCTCCACCAGCCGCGACGACGCGGAAAAGGAACTCTCCGGCAAGGGCCTCGACATCAGCGAATTCGAGCAGGAGTTCGACGCCACGGGCGGCCTCTCCGAGGAAAGCTACGCAAAGCTCGAACAGGCGGGGCTCGGCAAGGCCGTGGTGGACAGCTACATCGCCGGGCGCACGGCCCTGCTCGAAGGCTTCATCAGCGACGTGAAAGGGCTTGCGGGCGGCGAGGACGGCTACAGGGCCATCACCGAATGGGCGGACAAGGGCGGCCTCACGGACGCCGAAAAGGAGTCGTACAACCGGGTCATGAACTCCGGGGACAAGGCGCTCATCAAACTCGCCGTCTCCGGCCTCGTCGCCAAGTACCGGGAAGAGGAGGGCTCCACCCCCGAGCTGGTCACGGGAAAGGCCACCGCCTCCCGCCGCGCGGCGTCCGACACGTTCGAGTCCACGGAACAGGTCGTCGCCGCCATGAAGGACCCCCGCTATGGTAAGGACCCTGCTTATACTCGCGCTGTGGAGCGCAAGGTGGCCCGGTCCCGCGTCTTTGGCGGCTGAGGCCTTGCGCTCTCTCGCCGCCTCCCCACAACAGCAGCAACAGGAGGAACGCGCCATCATCCCCTCTCTCGACACCCTGCTTGCCCATCCGATCACCGACGTGATCAAGACGGAATGGGAAGGCTTCTCCCCCACGCCCTACCTCTGCCCCGCCGGATACTGGACCATCGGCTACGGGCACCTCTGTGACAAGGACCACTCGCCAATCACCCGCGAACAGGGAGGCCAGTACCTTGCGGAAGACCTGTTGGACGCCCTGCGCGACGTGGAACGCCTCGCCCCCAACCTTAAGGACGAGCCTGACCACCGGGCCATCGCCTGCGCCTCGTGGATCATGAATCTCGGCAAAGGCAACTTCGCCTCCTCGACCATGCTGAAACGCATACGCGAGGGGAAGTGGGAAGCCGCCGCCAAAGAAATGAAGCGGTGGGACAAGGTGACGGTAGGCGGCAAAAAGAAACCCTTCCGCGCCCTCACCCGACGCCGCCTGACCGAAGCCCACCTTTTCCTCACCGGGGAAGTGAAAACCTTCCTCTAACCTTCACCACAACACTTGGAGGATACGTGCCCCTCAACCCCCTGTCCTTCATCTCGGACATCTTCGGGAAAATCGCGGACAAGGTAGCCCCCGACAAGGGGAAAATCCTTGAAGCGCAATCCCGCATCAACGAGCAGGAAGCCGGGGCGGGCGGCATCCCGTTCCTGCGGAGCTGGCGCGGGGGGGTGGGCTGGATTCTCTGCCTGCTCCTCGCGTGGGAAGTCATAGGTCGCCCCATCATGGCCTGCTACTTCCCCGATGTCCCCATCCCGCCGTCCCAAATCGAATATGTGGGACGCATCCTGTTCGGCATGATGGGCCTCGGAATCTGACGATGGTTCCGGGCCTTTCTTTTTTTCACCCCATCACCCCAACCAAGGAGTTTCCTCCCCTCATGGCTGAAAACCTCACCCTCTCCCGTCCCGGCGCACAGAACCTCGGCTCCGATCCCGCGAAAATGTTCCGCGACGTGTTCACCGGGGAAGTCCTCACCGCCTTCGACGAACACAACATCATGAAGGACTGGCACAAGATGCGCACCATCACGCACGGCAAGTCCGCCTCCTTCGCCGTCATGGGCCGCGCCAACGCCCGCTACCACACCGCTGGCGAGGCCATCCTCGGCAGCAACAAGATCGCCGCGAACGAGCGCACCATCAACGTGGACAACCTGCTCATCGCGGACGTGGCGATCTACGACCTCGAAGACGCCATGAACCATTACGACGTGCGCCGCGAATACTCCAAGCAGCTCGGCGTGGCCCTCGCCAAACGCTTCGACGAGACGACCATGCGCGTCGCCGTGCTTGCGGCCCGCAGCTCCGGCATCATCGACGACGAACCCGGCGGCTCCGTCATCAAGGGCGGGGCCACCCTCGCCACCGACGGCGAACTGCTTGCCGAGGCCGTTTTCTCCTGCTCCCAGACTTTCGACGAGAAGGACGTGCCCGAACAGGAACGTTGCCTCATCCTGCGCCCGGCGCAGTTCTACCTGCTCAATCAGACCACCAAGGTGCTCAACCGCGACTGGCTCGGCGCGGGTTCGTACTCCGACGGCAAGCTCGACAAGATCGCGGGCATCAAGATCCTCATGTCCAACCACCTGCCCAACAAGAACATCGCCTCCGCCGTCGACGGCGAGAAGAACACCTACTACGGCGACTTCACCAACACCCTCGGCCTGTGTATGCAGTCCAACGCCATCGCCACGGTCAAGCTCAAGGACCTCACCGTCCAGCAGTCCGGGCACGACTTCAACATCGTGTACCAGTCCACGCTCATGGTGGCAAAATACGCGATGGGCCACGGCGTCCTGAACCCCTCCTACGCCATCGAACTCTCGACGGCTGCCAAGGCGTAACCATCAACCTGCGGGGAGAGGGGGCGACCCTTCTCCCCTTTTTCGGGAGTCTCCCTCTCATGTCCATCACATCCCCCACCCCCACCACGGAACTCGAAGCCGTCAACACCATGCTGTCCGGCATCGGGGAGGCTCCCGTCAACAGTCTCTCCGAAGTCACGGCGGACGTCTCCCTCGCCCGCCATATCCTCAATGAAGTGTCCCGCGAGGTGCAGCTTGAGGGCTTCCAGTGGAACGTCGAGGACAACTACCCCCTCACCCCGGATATCCACGGCCTCATCAAGCTCCACCCCTCCATCGTCCGCGTCCACTTCCGCGAACCGTCCGACCGGGAACTGACCATCCGGGGCAATCAGGTCTATGACCGGATCAACCACACCTTCACCTTCCCGCAAGGCACGGCGATCTTCTGCACCGTCACCCTGCTCCTGCCCTTCGAGCAGCTCCCCGAAGCCGCCCGCCGCTACACCACGCTCAAGGCCCTGCGGATCTTTCAGGAGCGCGTCGTGGGGTCGCAAGTCCTCAGCCAATACCAGCAGGCCGACGAAGCCCGCGCCCGCGTCCAGCTCATGGGCGAGGAACGCAGGCAGGACAGGCCCAACCTGCTCATGGGCACCTATCCGCCCGTCGGCACGTGGCGCGTCCGCGATGCCGTGATGCGCCGCAACAACACAACCCGGAGGCTCGGATTCTGATATGGGCAAGCTCGTCTCCTCCACCATCCCCAACCTCATCTCCGGGGTCAGCCAGCAGCCTTGGAACGTCCGCCTCCCCACGCAGGCCGAAGAGCAGGTGAACTGCCAGTCCAGCGTGACGGACTTCCTCAAGCGCCGCCCCGCGACCCGGCACCTCGCCCGCATCCGGGATACCCCCGCCGCCAACGGCATCGCCAGCCACCACATCAACCGCGACGAGACGGAACAATACATCGTCACGGCGGACGCCAGCGGCATCAACGTCTTCGACCTTGAGGGCAACGCCAAAACCGTCTCCGTCACGGGAACGGGAGCCGCCTATCTCGCAGCGGCGACTGCCCCCAACCGGGACCTGCGTTTCCTGACCATCAACGACTACACCTTCGTCCTCAACCGCCGCGTCGCCGTCAAGACGCTCCCCGACCTTTCGCCCAAAAGACAGCCGGAAGCCATCGTCTTCATCAAACAGGCGTCCTACAACACGACCTACCAATTAACGCTGAACGGAAACGTCTACTCCACCCTCACCGCCGACGGATTGAGCGACACGGAGAAAGCCTCCCCACTCCCCGACGCGATAGGCATCTACAGATCGCTTCATGACGCCATACCTTCCGATTATGCCGAGCCCACAATAAGCCCGCTTGGTTTGGTGCTCACTGTCCCGGCAAGCGAGGTGAGCGGCATCAACATGACGAACACAGGCGCATCCGCAAACGTATGGGCAATAACTGGCGGCATAGCCCCCTACACCACATACGGCGTCGTCATCAGGGGACAGCAATACAGCATCACGACAGGATCGGGCGCGACGGAAGACACGCAGGTGGCGGACCCCCTCTCCTCAATGGACATCGCCAAATCCCTCGCAGCACAAATCCCGCAAAGCATCTTCTCCGTCCAGACCTCGAACTCCACCATCTGGATACGCAGGCACGACGGCGGGGACTTTACCGTCAAGGTGCAGGATTCCCGTTCCAACACCCACACGTCGGTCTGCAAGGGGAAAGTCCAGCGTTTCAGCGACCTGCCCACCGTGGCCCCGCGAGGCTTCGTCACGGAAATCATCGGGGACGCCAGCAGCTCCTTCGACAACTACTTCTGCGTGTTCGAGCCGTCCGACGCGGGCGACGCCTTCGGATCAGGCACATGGAAGGAAACCGTCAAACCCGGCATCCCCTGCAAGCTGGACCCGGCGACCCTGCCCCACGCCCTCATCCGGCAGGCCGACGGCACCTTCACCTTCGGCCCCCTTGAGTGGGGCGAACGTATCTGCGGCGACGAAGATTCGGCCCCCTTCCCATCCTTCGTGGGCCGGACCCTCAACGGCCTGTTCTTCTATCGCAACCGCCTGTCCTTCCTCTCCGGGGAGAACGTGGTCATGTCCGAGGTCGGGGAGTTCTTCAACTTCTTCCTGACCACCGTGACCACCCTCGTGGACAGCGACGTGGTGGATGTCGCCGCCTCGCACACCAAGTCGAGCATCCTCCACCATGCCGTGACCTTCTCGGGCGGGCTCCTCCTGTTCAGCGACCAGAGCCAGTTCGTGCTCGAACACGACACCGTGCTCTCGAACGCCACGGTCAGCATCAAGCCCGTCACCGAATTCGAGGCATCCATGAAGGCCGCCCCCGTGTCTTCCGGCAAGACGGTCTTCTTCGCCACGGACAAAGGGGAATGGGGAGGCGTGCGCGAATACATCACCCTGCCCGACAACTCGGACCAGAACGACGCCTCCGACATCACGGCGCACGTCCCGCGCTATGTCCGGGGCAACGTCAGCCGCCTCGAATGTTCGACGAACGAGGACATGCTGCTGGTCCTGTCCGAAGAGATGCGGACCAGCCTGTGGCTCTACAAATACTTTTGGAACGGCAGCGAAAAAATCCAGAGCGCGTGGAGCCGATGGGACATGTGCGGGGAAGTCCTTTCCGCCGCCATCCTCAACACGGGCGTCTATCTCATCATGCAGTACGGCGATGGGGTCTATCTGGAAAAGATGGACATCACGCCGGGGTACAAGGATGAAGGCGAAACCTTCGAGTACTGCCTCGACAGGAAGATCACCGAACGGGACGCCACGCTCGGGGCCTACGACGCCATCAACAAGACGACGGCGATCACCCTGCCCTACGACATCCCGGCGGGATACACGCCCGTGGTCGTCACACGGACAGGCGGGCCGGACGCCCCCGGCAACCTGCTGCGCCGGGTGGACGTGACCGGACCCCGGACAATCACCGTCGAAGGCCCGGACGCGCACGGCAGGAAACTCTTCATCGGCATCCCCTACGAGTCCTCCTACACCTTCTCCACCTTCGCCATACGCGAGGGGGACAGCAAGGGGAACGCCGTCACCACCGGACGCCTCCAGCTCAGGCGGCTTACCCTGAACTGCTCGAACACGGGATTCCTCCACATGCACGTCACGCCGAAGTTCCGGCCCACCAGCACCTATACCTTCACGGGCCGGGAACTCGGGCACGGCACCAACATCATCGGGGCGATCCCCCTCTACACAGGCACGATCAACTTCCCCATCCTCAGCCTGAACACGCAGGTCGAGGTCAAGGTGGGGAGCGATTCGTTCCTTCCCTTCGCGCTCGTCAACGCCAGTTGGGAAGGCTTCTACAACACCAGAAACGCGAGGGTATAAACGCACTATGGGATTTGATCCAATGACTATGGCGGTGGCCTCCTTCGTGATCGGGGCGGCCTCGTCCGTCGCGTCGGGCGTGTCCGCCAGCCAGCAGGCAAAGGCCCAAGCGCAGTATCAGGAGGCGCAGTCCGCCGAGTACGCCCGCGTCAACGACCTCAACAACAAGGCCGCCGCGCAGGAATACGTGGAGCAGTCCGCCGCCGAACGCATGGCGCAGATGCAGGAACAGGACAAGGCATCCCGCGACGCGCAGGAAGTCCAGAAGGAAGCCCTGCAAAAGAAAGGCGAAATGCTGGCCTCGACCAACGCCTCGGGGATGGCTCTGGATTTCCTCATGGCGGACTACGAACGGCAGGAGGCGACGCGCAAAGACATGATCCGTGAAAACTACGAGATGAGTTCCGCCAAATCCGATCTGAACGTCAACGCCTACAAGGACAGGGCGCAGAACCGGGTCAACGGGCAGCAGAATTACATCTCCCCCGGCTCCTCCTATTCGACGGGCATGAACGTGCTCGGAACGGCGCTCGGCATCGGAGGGGCGGGGGCCACGGCCTATGACCGCTACTGGACCGCCAAGAACAAACTCGACGGAGTGAAATGATCATGAGCACCGCACGAGAACGCGAAGCCAAAACCATCAAAAAAGATATAGGCGGAAACGCTTCCCTGACCCCCGCCATCAACGCCCAAGGGCTCAGTTCGTTCAGCTACGCCCGCCCCGGAGAGGTCGGCTATGACCGTTACGCCGGGGCCGGACTGCGGCAGCTTGCCGCCAACCTTTCCAGTATCGAGCCGAGCATCGCCCACGCCCACATGAAACTGTTGGACAGGCGTATAGCCGAGGACAAGTCCGCCGCCTCCCTGTTCGCCGTGGAAAACCCCGAGCTGACCAAGAATATGGAGGCGTGGCGTCAGGCGTCCGAGAAAGACGAGCGTATCCTCAACATGAACCCTTACGTCAAAAAGTACATCAAGCAGGAAATCCTCAAAACCTCGGCCCTCGGCTTCGACGCCGCGTTGAAGGATGCCTATGTCACCAGCGGCATGGTCAACGAAAGGGACCCTGAAAAGATCCTCAAATGGGGACAGGATTTCCGAAAGCAGTACACCGAACAGGCGGGCATCAAAGGTGAAGGCAAGGACATGGACCAGCTCGACATAGCCGAGCACTACACGGCCTACACCACCACTTCCCTCGACAACCTCCTCGGCAAGCACAACCGGGACATGGAAAGCCAGAACGCCAACCTGCTCGAACAGCAGATGTTCCAGAACATCTCCGACACCCTCGCCGGAAAGATGAACCCCCTCACGGGCGGTTACAACGTACACATCCCGACTGAACGCCAAAGCTATGTAACGGATGCCGCTCAGGTCATCATGGGCAAGGCCGAGGAAATGAAGAAGCTCGGCTACTCGCAGGACCGCGTTCTTGGGATGCTCGGCAAGGCCGTGCTGATGGGCAACCACTCCGCAGCCGTAGCCGAAGGACTCGCCAAAAGCCTCACCATCAACATCAATGGAAAACCCGTGAGCCTCCTTTCGCAGCCGGGCATCGCCAAAGGCATCGAAGCCCTCAAAGACAAGGAAATCGAAAGGGCTTGGCAGGCCGAATCACGGTCGCACACCAGAGAAGAATGGGCGCGCCAACGGGCGATCCGCAATGCCATGTCAGCGGGGACGGCCTATGGTTCCCAAAACGACGACCTCACGCGGGAAACGGTCGTGGACAAGCTGCATCTCTGCACCGATGAAACCTATCCCGAGTTTGTCAGGAACGCACGGGCCGCCGCGCAGGGGCGTTATCTCAAGCCGGAGAACCAGATCGATCTCGGCAGGCTCAAATACGGCATCATCACGGGCACGGACGGATTGGCCGCCGTGGAGGAAGGCATACGGACGGGCCGCATCCCGCCGAGCGAAGCCTCCGTGTATCAGAATCTCGCCCTGTCCCAAAAGGCGGGAGAGAACATCAACCTGTCCTCCTCCATCCAAGACATCGGCAAGACCTTCCTTTCAGCCATCACCGGAGCTTCCGTGGAAGAAGCCGGAGCCATGTACATGGCCTACTCGACCGGACGCAAGGCTCCCGTCGGCGTCATTGCCGAGGCCATGAGCCAGCTCCCCGGCATCACCACCGAGTTCGAGAGCTTCATCAACGAGCAACGGGCCAAGAAAGGCAAGGAAGATGCGGCACTCACGCAATCCGAAATGCTCCTGTACAAGCAGCAGTTCATCGCGGAAAAGCTCCCCACAAGCATCAGCACGCTCAAAGAACGCTATGCGGTTGAAAAAGCCGCGACATCTGAGAATGCCGCAGATAAGAAAGCCTTTTCCAACATGATGCAGGATCGTGTCCCCACCATCTATGACGAGGAACAGAACAAATGGGGCTATACCGCTTATAACCCCATAAAAGCAAAAGCCTATACATCTTCATTCAATGCCCTGAATACCCTCTTCCCCGATCAGATTCCCGAAGAGGACTACAGGGGGATGCACAGCGTTCAAGACATGCTGGCCTATGCCCAAAGCCATACGCCGGGCGGCTTGTCGTGGCAGAACACCTTCTTCATCGCCGTGGGAGCAACACCGGATTCCCTCGGCGTCACCACAATACAGCAGGCCATCGACTATATTCCCAAGCACTTTGAACAGATGGGCTACAAGGTAAAACCCAGACCAGTCGTGCTCATCCCCAATGACGGAGGCCAGCAAAACCAATGAACAACACGATTGAAGTAACCCTCAACGGCTTGGAGGGCGGGGAAGAAGCCCTTTCCAGTATGCACGGGCTTGGCGAAGCCCCTCTCAATGCCACGGATGCCAACACCATGTCCCCCTCCGCCGTCGCCGAAAACGCTCCAGCCCCCTCCCCGGATACATCCCCAACAGACGATGATCTTTCCTTCTTCGATTACGTCGGAGATGTGATCAAGGGCATCGCCAACGGCCCGGTGAACTCCGTCAACGAAACCATCGACCTTGCGGGAACCATCCTGAACGGCGGGGAGGAAGTCGACGTCGCCAAGGCCACCAAAGGCAGCGGCTGGCTCACGGACATGAGCAACTTTGGGGAGACGCAAACCTCGGCAGGGAAATTTGCCGAAGACATCTCCACGTTTGTGTCCGGCTTCGTTACCGGGGGGAAACTGCTTGAAGGCATAAAAGTGCTGCAAGGCGCAGGCAAGGGTGCCATAGCCGCCCGAGGTGCCGCCAAGAGCTTCTACTCCACCGTTACCTCGTTTGACGGGCACGAAGAAATGCTCTCGAATATGATTCAGGAACACCCGGCATTACAGAACGTGGTGACGGAAGCCCTTGCCGTAAGCAAGGACGACAACGAAATCGTGGGCCGCCTCAAGCATGGGCTGGAAGACCTCGGCATCGGTATGGCTCTTGAGGGGGCCATCTCCCTCTATGGAGGGTGGAGGCTGGCGCAGGCCACTAGCAAGAGCGCCAAGGAAAAAATCGTAGCCGAAACAGCCCGCCAACTGGAACAACTGCGCGGCGATAAAGAGATGCCCCATGATCTCGCCGCCGGGACAGCCGGTAAAAGCGAACCTCCCCTTCCTTCCGCAGCGGGAGGAAAAGAAACCACGCCTCCCGCCTCTGAGCATACGCTTCCTGAATCCCAAAACACCGATGCGCTCACGCCAGCCAAAGCGGAGGAACACCCGCTCAAGCCTTCCGAAGCCATCAAAGCCGACACTATCAAGGAACATATCCTTGATGTCGTCACGTCCACCAAGAGCAGAGAGGAAGTCGTTGAGAGCCTGTCCAAGGATTACAACATCCGCACGCATCTTATCCGTGATGAGAACGGCCTCCGCATCCTTGACGACATCAACGAGCAGATCTCCCCCGCAACCCTGAAAGGTCAGGGCGTGGAAACCTTCGATGCTGTGCTCAAGGACGCTGAACGGCTCAAGTATTACGGCATGGACAGAATCCAGAAGGTGGTCGAACTCGCCGCTTCCGGCGACATCCCTCTGAACAAGGCGAAACGGACCCTGACGCTCCTCAAGGACGGCACGGAGTTCTGTTCCCGTGAACTCTACAGGATCGCTGAAAAGATGGAGGTGAACCCGGCAGCCGTCTCCCCGCAGGAGATGCAGGACTTCGTATACCTAAAGGAAAATCTCGATAACCTGTATCTCGCCGAACGGAACCTGACAACGGAAGGCGGGCGGCTTTTGAGTTTCATGCGCAATGAGGGCGGCATATTCAGTGACGAAAAGATGTTCAAATGGTATGCCTCCCCCACAGGCGGCACCACGGAGCAAATCGCCAGTGAACTTGCCAAGAAAGGCTATACCCCCGATACAATCAAGAAGATGGCCCGCGATATACGCCTGAACAAGGACAACCTCGGAGCCGTCGCGCAGGCGGCCCACAGCGTCAAACCCGGATCATGGTTCAACGTCTTCAACGAGTTCCGCATCAACAACATGCTGTCCGGCCCCTTCACGCTTGCCGCGAACGCGGCGACCAACGGCTTGAAAACCCTGCTCATGCCTGCCGAAAAGTACCTCGCGGGCACCATCATGCGGGATGACGCCGTGCAGCGCGAAGCCCTCGACACCTTCTCCGGCCTGTTTCGTTACTGGAATGACAGCTTCCGTCTGGCGAAAAAGGCGTGGAAGGTGGAGGACAACATCCTCGACCGGATGGGCGGAAAGATGGAAACCAACTCGGCGGCGATGACCTATGAGAACATCCGCAACCTCATGCTCAAGGACGCCCCGAAGGGGGCCGAGCTGTCCCCTCTTCAAGAGAACATAGCCCGAGCAATGGGTCTGGTCGGCCCCTATCTCCGCATCCCCTCCCGGTTGCTGATGAGCACCGACGAGTTCTTCAAGCAGTTGAACTACCGATCTTCCCTCTCCGCCTCGCTCCTGCGGAAAGGCCGGGAAGCGGGCATCAAGGATGCCGGGGAGCTGGCCCGCTATGTCGAGGAGCAGCTTGCCCTCGCTTTCAAGAAAGACGGTTCCGCCATCCGGGGCCGCTATGCGGACGATGCCGTCAAGGACAGCATCCAGTACGCAAGGGAATCCACATGGACGCAGGATCTCGGACGGAACACGCTTGGCGGCGGCATCCAGAACCTTGCCAACACCCACCCCGTCCTCCGCATCGCCATACCCTTCATCAAGACGCCGACGAACCTGTTTCGCGACTTCGTGGCCCATACGCCCGGCGTCGCGCAGATGACCAAAACCTACCGGGAGGCGATCAAGGCGGGCGGGGAACAAGCCGCCCTCGCCCAATCCAAAATGGCGATGGGTGCCCTGATGTGGACCGGAGCCGTCATGATGGCGCACAGCGGGCAGATCACAGGTTCCCCTCCGAAGGACAACAAGCTCCGGCAAGCCCTTGAAGCCACAGGCTGGCAGCCCTACAGCATCAAGGTCGGGGACAAATACCTCTCCTACAGACGTCTCGATCCCGCAGGGATGTTCCTCGGCATTGCCGCAGACCTCGCCGTTGCGGGCCAGTATCTCAACAAAGACCAGTATGATGATGCCGTCTCTATGGCTGTAGCCGCCCTGTCGAACAACGTCACGTCAAAGACGTACATGCAGGGAATCAGCGAACTTATAGACTTCATCAATGATCCCAATGAAAAGGCCATCCAGTATTTCGGCAGGATGGGGGCTACCCTCGTCCCCTTCGCGTCGGCGGCCCGATTCGCGCGCCAGCAGGCCGACGATCCCATGCGCGAGATGCGAGACTTTATGGATTACACCATGAACACCATCCCCGGCTGGTCCTCAACCCTCCCCGCCCGGAGGAATTGGGTCACTGGAGATACCATCAACTACAACCTCATCCCCTCGAATGCCAACGACCCCGTGCTCGATGAACTGAACAGGATGGCGGAAGGCATTTATGGCCCGCCCGCCAAGAAACTACATGGCGTCGAGCTTTCCACGGCACAGTATTCCCGGCTCAACGAGCTGCACGGCACGACGACCATCGGCGGCAAAACGCTGCATGAGTCCCTAGGGGAATTGTTCGCCAGCCAGCAATACGACATCGACAGGAACACCATTGGAGATCCGCCCGACAAGGAACGCGGCCCCCGCGCCGTCGCTATCAACCGCATCATCCATGCATACCGACAGAAAGCGCAAGACGAACTGCTCAGCGAGGACGATAGCCTCCGCCATGAAGTGCGGAAATCCGACTACCAACGCCTCGCCTCCAAACGCGGGACCATGACGGAAAACAACCAACAGGAACTCTTGGATGCGCTTCTAACGTATTAACTCCCTCTCCCCGCCTCACACCCACCATACGGATGAAAAGGCGACCTTCCGATCTCAATGATCACAGGAAGGCCGCCTTTTCATCATGAGCCATAACTTCAAACAAGGAGCATTTATGTCCTACAGTTACGTCACCTATACGGGCGACGGAACGACCCAAGACTATATCGTCCCCTTTCCCTACCTGAAAATCTCCGACGTCAAAGTCAGCCTTGACGAAGCGGAACAGAACGCCCTCGCCTACTCATGGCACACATCCGGCACCATACGCTTCGTCACGGCCCCGCCCAACGGGGCGTCTATCCGCATCCAACGCATCACGGACAAGGTGACGCCCGCCGTGGACTTCCGCGACGGTTCCACGCTCACCGAAGCCGACCTTGACCTCGCGGTGACGCAACTCCTCTACATCGCACAGGAAGCCTACGACGCCCTCGACGGGGAAACCGCCGTCGCCGCGAAGGACAAGGCTGAGAAAATCCTCAAGGAAGTCGAGGCGCTGTATGGTAAGACCAAACAGGAAATCGACTACTTCCGCAAGATGTGGATCGATGTGCAGGCGTCGTCCTCTTCGCCGGGCCGGGGCGAATACGACTTTGAGTCCGGCAAGATGACCTTGTTCGTCCCGGCTGGCCCGATGGGTCCGCAGGGGCCGATGGGACAGGAAGGCCCGCAAGGTCTTCCCGGACCACAGGGCGAACAAGGGCCGCGCGGCATTCAGGGGCCGCAGGGTATCCAAGGCGAACGCGGCCCGGAAGGGCAGCAAGGCCTCATGGGGCCGCAGGGCGAACAGGGGCCGCGCGGCGAAACGGGACCCCGAGGCCCCGAAGGTCCCCAAGGGGTCCAAGGCGAGAAAGGCGATCAAGGTCCCATCGGCGCGACCGGGCCTGTCGGCCCCCAAGGGCCGGAAGGTCCGCAAGGCCCCGTCGGGCCTACGGGCTTGCAGGGTCCGCGTGGCGAAACAGGGGAAAGAGGCCCCGCCGGACCGCAAGGCCCCATCGGGCTCACCGGAGCGCAGGGGCCGCGCGGAGAAACAGGGCCTGTCGGTCCCCTAGGACCCGAAGGGCCTGCCGGACCACAAGGGGAGCGCGGCCCGCAGGGGCCGGAAGGTCCCAAAGGGGCCACGGGGGACAAGGGGCCGCTCGGCGACTCTCCCCTTCCCCTTGTCTTCGGCAACTTTTCCGTCACCACGGAGGGCTACCTGCAATTCGAGTACGCAGGCACGCTTTCCGCCAACCCTTTCAACATCAACCCTGAGACAGGGATCATGGAGGTGGCCCTCGTATGAGCGTCATGCAAATCGGCAAGGTACGCCCTACGTACAAGGGCGAATGGGACGGCACGAAGTCCTATGAAGTCCTCGATTGGGTGCAATATCGCGGCCTCGCGTATCAGGCTATTGCCGCCGTGCCCGCCAACCGCGAACCGGACGTCAACCCCGACTATTGGGCGCAGACCGGAATGAAGGGCGACAAAGGCGACAAGGGCGACGTAGGGCCGCGCGGCCCCGCCGGAGTGGACGGGCGCGACGGCGCGCAAGGCATTCAAGGGGAAACCGGACCGCAAGGGGCGCAGGGCATTCCCGGGCCGAAGGGTGATACGGGCGCGACCGGGCCGCAGGGTCCGGCTGGTCCCAAAGGCGATCAGGGCGACATCGGGCCGCAAGGTCCCAAAGGGGCGACAGGTCCGCAGGGACCCAAGGGAGCGACCGGGCCGCAGGGCATCCAAGGCATTCAGGGTCCCAAAGGCGATACCGGGGCCATCGGCCCGCAGGGGCCGCGCGGCGTAGGCCCCAACCACAAATGGACCGGAACGACGCTCGCCTTCGAGAATCCTGACGGAACCTACGCGGCGGGCGTGAACCTCAAAGGGCCGCAGGGCATCCAAGGACCCGAAGGCCCCACCGGGCCGCAAGGCATAAAGGGACCCGCCGGAGCGCAAGGTCCCGCAGGCCCGCAGGGAGCGGCAGGCCCCAAGGGGACCTCGCTCAACCTGAAAGGCGCATGGGCCGCGAACGTCGCCTATGTCTGTTCCGCTACGCAGATCGACGTGGTGACGTATGGAGGCAGCTCCTACGCCTGTAAGAAAGGCCATACCTCAACCTCATCCCTCCTGCCCACGAATGCGACATACTGGACGCTGATCGCGCAGAAAGGAAACACGGGCGCGACCGGGCCGCAGGGTCCGGCTGGTCCCAAAGGCGCTACCGGAGCGACAGGTCCGCAAGGACCTGCGGGGTCCGCTGCTGAATATGCTAAAGGTGTCATAGGGGTAAGGGGAGAAACTACGGTAATCCGCAATGGAGCTACTGCCTCCGAAGCTAACTTTGTTGCAATCGAGATAACTTCACCTACTGGGGGGCTTCCCTACCTGACGCATAAGATAGCCAAATATGGAAATAGTACTCCATTTATGAATTATACCATGTACTATGATAGTTTCATTGGGACCAAATATGGAAATGATACGGAAAACCCGATCCTCAAACCTTCTCTAGGGAGTTCCTCGACCCAATGGAGCACCGTGTACCTCGCCTCCGCCCCTTCCGTCGTCTCGGATCGGAACGCCAAAAACGCCATCGCCCCTCTTACGGATTGCACGCCGCTTCTCCTTGGCCTGAATCCCGTTTCCTTCAAGTACAATGACGGTTCTTCCGGCAGGACTCACTACGGGCTCATAGCCCAAGACGTCGAAGATCTCCTTGAGCGCCTTGGCAGCGACTTCGGCGGGTTTATCAAATCCCCCGTCTACAGGAAGTTTCAGGAAACCTTTATAAACGAAAATGGCGAACAAGACACCCGCGAGGTGGAAACCTCTGAAATCGAAGGTTACGCCTATTTGCTCCGTTACGAAGAGTTCATCGCACCCATGATTCAGGTTATCCAGCGGCAGCAAGGAGCCATCGACGATTTGAAAAGTGAACTGGAAACCCTGAAACGGCAGGTTTCCGCCCTGCTTCCCACTTCCACAACTGATGGAGAAGCCGCATGACCTACGGAAAACACATCCTCATCGGCCTTGATCAACTCCTGAACACCCTGTTCATGGGCTGGCCCGACGAGACCCTGAGCAGCCGATGCTGGAGGTGGGAACTGGAGGGCATACGCGCATGGCCCCGCAAGCTGGTGGACACGCTGTTCTTTTGGCAAACGGGCCATTGCCGGAGTGCCTATGAAAGCGAACGCAGACGCCTCCAATACCCTCCTGAACTCAGAAACGCGGGAGGCTAAATGGCAACGCCCTGCGCCCATGAAGCTGACATTTCCCTCCTCAATACCGCCATCGTCGAAATCAAAGACACCCTCAAAGACCTTAAAGAACTTCTCCTCTCCAACGCCGTCCTCTCCGAGCAGGTTTCCCATTTCAAGGAAAACATCACAAGCATCGACATCCGCCTCCGAAAGCTGGAGCTGGATATGGCGCAGGGGAAGGGGGCGAACAGATGGGTCGAGCGTGTGGTCTGGTGCCTGACGTCAGCGGCGTTGGGGTATTATTTGAAGGGATAATTTAATGAAATAGGATTTTTGATTAATGAATACAAAATCAAAAACAACAGCTAGTTATATAAATTTTATCAATAACAAAAATATGTTAGACCAATAAACTCTTGCCTTTTTTTTAACGTTTTTTTATTGTTAAAAAAAGACAAGGAAGTGCGCCAACACTTCCTTGCCCCGGCAGGATTGGTTCCGAAGCCTACTCCCGCTGGTTGATGCCCTAACGGAAATGACCCCGGTAAGCGTGCCCCGCGAACCGGGGTCGCCTCTTTTATAAAGCAACTACTGCATGTAGCGCGTAATCATAAACACTATGACGCCGCACAAGATGTTCAGCGCCATAGCGTCAGCTATGTGCTCCATACGCACCTCCTTCCCATAACCCTGCCGATACAAGCGGGAGAAGGTCTTTTTGGAACATATCTAACGATTGCCTAATAATCAATCTCCTTTTTAATCCAAGGAGCATTTCAAAAATGTCCAATAACCTCAAGGATAATCGCGCATCCGAGTCCGCACTCGCGGAACTTCACGGCGTTGTGGCGAAGCTCCTTACGTCCCGTCTCCAGTCCGGCGATGCATCCACGGCGGACATCAACGCCGCGATCAAATTCCTCAAGGACAACGGCATCGACTGTGCCGGGTCCGCGAACCCCGACGTACAGGATCTTGTGGCGAACCTTCCGACCTTCGAGGATGTCTCGAAAGATGAAGTGAGCCTTCTTAACTAAAACCCACAAACACGCCCTGTTTAAAACCCGATCTTCGAGCGCATGACTCGTTGGTCGGGTTTTCTTTTACTCACCGGAAAACCGTCAGCCTGTGGGCTGTTTTTGGAGAAAAGCATCATGTCATGTAAAAAGCTCCCTCCCATCAATGTTCCCAAGGATGAACTCAAGGCCATCGTCGCCCGAGACAAGGAACGCTTCGCCAGCAGCGGCAACCTCACTCCTCTTCGGGCGATCCGGCTGAAATGCCTCGACTGCTGCGGGGAATCAGCTCTTGAGGTAAAGCTCTGCACCGTGAGTCGCTGTGCCCTCTATCCGTACCGGATGGGCAAGAATCCCGACAACCGAGGCGAAGAATACGTCGCACTCAGCTTCCACGGGGAAGACATCAAGAGGGCCGTTCCACTCACGGCGTTTCAGGCCATCAAGGAAAAATGCAAGGACTGCTCCGGCCCGGACTTTAAAGCCAGCGAGTGTTCGATGGATGAATTCAGTTGGTGCCCGCTGCTGCACTACAGGAAACAACGCGAGGCCAAACGCCGCGCCATGACGCCTGAGCAACGCGCGATACTCTCCGAACGCCTGAGACGCAATCTTTCCTGAAAAACACCCACCAGTTCAATGAAACAGCCCCGAAAGAAGTTTTTCCGACCCGATGGTCAGGAGGCTTCTCTCGGGGCTGTTTTTCTCAACCACAGGAGGTTTTGTTACGAACACCCCGACTTCCATCCCCCCGATGCCGGAGAAGCTGGCCGACTTCCGGGTCTTCCTCACGCTTGTCTGGCGGCACCTGAACCTTCCCGACCCCACCCCCATTCAGCTCGACATCGCCCTGTACCTCCAGCATGGGCCGAGGCGAAAGATCATCGAAGCCTTCCGAGGCGTGGGCAAGTCGTGGATTACGGCGGCCTATGTCGTCTGGAGGCTCCGGCAGAACCCCAACCTCAAATTCATGGTGTTGTCCGCATCGAAAGACCGCGCCGACAACTTCACGACGTTCTGCATGAGGCTCATCAATGAAATCCCTATACTTCAATGCCTCATCCCCCGTGCCGACCAGCGGTGCTCGAAGCTCTCCTTCGACGTTGGCCCCGCACGGGCCGACCATGCGCCGAGCGTGGTCTCTAAAGGTATATTCTCCCAGATTACAGGTGGGAGAGCTGATGAAATAATCAGCGATGACGTAGAGGTAGCTAATAATAGCTTCACACAGGCCATGCGCGATAAGCTGAGTGAAAGCGTTAAAGAGTTTGAAGCTATCCTGAAACCCGGCGGCATCATCACCTATCTCGGCACCCCGCAGACCGAACAGTCTCTGTACAACCAGCTTCCCGACCGTGGATATGCCATGCGCATCTGGCCCGCACGGTATCCGTCAGATGACCAGCTCATCAACTACGGCAGCGAACGGCTGGCTCCATTCATCCTCAAGCAGCTTGAAGCCTCCCCTACCCTTGTCGGACATACCACGGACCCGCGCAGGTTCTCGGACGACGACCTCCTCGAACGCGAACTCTCGTATGGGCGCAGCGGGTTCCAGCTCCAGTTCATGCTCGACACCCGGCTCTCCGACATGGAGAAGTATCCCCTCAAGCTCGGGGATCTGATTGTCATGTCGTGTTCGGCTACCGACGCCCCGGAGAAACCCATATGGGCTGCGGGCACCACAAACATCCTGAACGACGTCCCCTGCGTCGGCCTGAACGGGGACAGCAGGTACTATGGCCCCGCTTTCCTCCACGGCACATGGCTCCCGTACACAGGTTCCGTCATGGCGATTGACCCGGCTGGACGAGGCAAGGACGAAACCGCCGTGTGCGTCGTGAAGATGCTCAACGGCTACCTGTACGTCACGGCAATGCGGGCCTATCAGGAAGGCTACAGCGAGGCCACCCTTTCCTCCATCGTCCAGCTTGCCAAGCAGCAATCCGTCAACCATGTCATCATCGAGGCCAACTTCGGGGACGGCATGTTCACCAAGCTCATCAGCCCATACTTCACCAAGGCACACCCCTGCCGCATCGAAGAGGTCAAGCACAGCAAGCAGAAGGAAGCACGGATCATCGACACCCTCGAACCCGTCATGAACCAGCACAAGCTCGTCATCGACAAGAACCTCATCCTTTGGGACTACAACCTCTCCACTAAGAACCTCCCCCCTGAGACGGCCCTCAAGTACCAGCTCATGTACCAAATGAGCCGGATTACCAGAGACAGGGGAAGCCTTGCCCATGACGACCGCCTCGACAGCCTCGCTATGGCGGTCGGGTATTGGGTCGAACAGATGGGACAGGATGTGGACAAGAGGATGCTCCTCCGCCAAGACCACCTCATGCTGGAGGAAATGAAGGCATGGGAAGGGAATGCTAAGGGGGTGAACGTGAAGATCGGAATTACGAACAACCCCGAACTCTCGGAGATGCTGTTCACTTTCCACGGCACGGTCGTCAAAGGAAATGATGATACAGGTGGGCATCAGCACTATAAAAGATTAAGAAACTGGACTGGTGGGGGGAGGGGTACGAGGAAGATCCTCCGGTAGAACGTGAGGGGAGGGGGAGCATGAAGACCTCCCTCTACCCCTTCGGGGAAGACCTCCCTTCTAGGGTCATTTTCTAACATGCTGATTTTATTAAGATGGATGATCTGTGATCCATGATCATGCTGATTTTCTAACCAGTTGAAATCATTATGATTGATGATATTGATAGAATATTCTATTTATTCAATATCGAAAGATAGTTGGAATTAGGTTCCACCTTCGGAGAGAGCGAAAAATAAATTCGACAAGAAGCTACTTTCAGTATCTTAAAAAATCTTACGTTACTCTAAAGAACCGAACGTGGGACTTAAACAAAGAGATCTAATTTAGATCAAGATCACCTTAATGATCAGGATCTATACGTTACCTTATAGGCTCGTATATTGTCTTACCGTTTCCTTTCCGTTATCATATAGACAGACCAAAATTTGCTGAAAAATGTGAAGGGCCTACCGCTATCTGATTGATCCCCGATTCCCCCATGCCCTCCCCGCCGCTCTCATGGTTGTGGGGGATGGTCACAGGGAGGGAGTCGAGCCGTTGAACCTATATATATGGGCCGTTTTGCAATTCGTTTGCAATCAAATACGCCTAACATGCCGTAATCATAAGGTAGCATGTCGGATTGATAATCTCATTGAGGGGGTATGGGGAGGTCTACGGAAGGATTGCCGGGGGTGGTGTTGGCAGGGCTGTCAACTTTGTTTGCAGTCGCAAGGATTGACTGCCAATTTTATTCTCATTTTGATAAAAATCGATTAAATTCTACTAACATAATGCAATGAATAAAGAAAAAATAAAGAATATTGGGATTCAAGTCACTGTAGCTCTTGCGGTTATTTTTTGTTTAAAAGTCTATCACTATATAAAAAACAAAACAGAAAGTAAAAATATTGTAGCCTACTCAAACGAGAACAAGACACAAGTTCAAGAAAAACACTTATATCTAGCTGATGAAATAAAAGTATCAGGAAACACAAAAGAAGAACAGATTGATTCATTTTGTAATAACTTTAGCGTAGCTTTTAACAATACCCCCATAGAAAAAAGATATGAACTTTTTATAAATATTATACATATAAGTTTTTGTAGAATAGCTATGCTTAATATAGATGTAGACAATCTAGAACCTATAGAAATACCAACAGAAGGAATGAAGGCGATTTACTACATTCAAGAGGCCATGCAAAAAGAAAATCAACCATTCAAACTAGCAACTATTTATCAAATATCATACGGATTAAAAGATAAATACCCTTCATTATGGGAATTAAAGCTATTACTTTCAAAAAATGAATCTTTAAAAAAACAATTCCTAGATCAACAATATAAAAAAGCAATAACTGATATTGAATTAGGTTTAAATTTAAATGAACTTGCTTTAATTAAAGAAAAAATAAGACTAGCACAGGGATAAAATATGCCAGCACTACCGGGATACTACACAACAAAAGAAGCGGCGGAAAAGCTAGGTTACAAAACACCTGATAGTCTGCGCCAATATTGTGCACAAGGTAAAATTCCCGGTGCACAGAACATAGGGCGTATGTGGTTTATACCTGTTGAATGGGTAGAAAGAAAGGAAAATGAACCTATAGATCCAAAAGGAAACAGAGGGTTAGCGCGAGAATCGAAAAAATGATACGGACGTATTGACATCTACTCTGTAACAGAGTAGAAAGGAATCACGCAAGGGAACAAGCCCTAAGCCTGATTCCTTTTCTTTTTATCCTATCTACTCTGTTACAGAGTAGAATATCTTTGACAATCCCGCCCTTGGCTTCCTTGGAACCCTGCACGGCAGGCAACAGCCAAGAATAGAGAAAGTGAACGGAAACGAACAATAACACAGATACAAAAGTTTTTGCTTCCAACACCTTGCCGGGCACGGATCACACTTGCCCAACTGCATACACCAGACAGCGGGGGAACGGGTTTCCGCCCGACTTTCCCGGTCATAGTGGCGCATAGCATAAGGAACCGCCGTCCGGCAAGGCATGGAGTCAGAAACGAACGAATCGTCTTGTCAACACTGGAGAAAATGGATATTTTAATTACACAGGGGAGAAAACAGCATAATGAAATATTGGATAACAACATTTCAAGCTACCGGGATAGCCCTTTTTGCAGGCGCATTGATCGCTAATCCACCTGTACCGTCCGCTGTCTTTTGGGGTGTTTGGCTAATTTTTGTTGGTGCATTTTTCCACCACCTTATCAGTAAATAAAGACAAGGGGGCATTATGAGCATTTCAACACTCATCGGCGTGATTATGACAATTGTTGCTGTAGGCGTCTATATTGCCTATAAGATAGGTTGGATAAAGAAGTAGCACCATAACCATTCTTTTGATTTAATCAAACAAGCCCTTTCGGTTTACATCGGAAGGGCTTTTCTTTTACCTCCATTACAAACGAGAGAAAATAATATGAACCTCACACAATTAGAAGCAGATTTGCTGGCGCGTTCTTTCTGGACGACATTACCCGAGCCGGAAAGCGAAACATACCTGACAACAGATCATCATGGTCGCGCATGGTGGCTTACGTTCTGGAATGGTGAATACAGACTGACGAATGAACTATGATTAAGGACTTTCTTTATATACTAGGAAACATCCTCATACTTGGCTTTTTCATCTTCTTAGGACTCTTTGGAGTCCTTTTTTTGTAATCAATAATCATAAAAGGATCTGAATCATGACCGCTCTACTCTCTGGAAAGGAACTTGAACGCAAGGCATACAACGCTACAGCCCCTTTTAACTTTAATCCTTCCGATATGTTTTACTGGCGCGATATTCTCAACTATGCAGAGGATGAAGGCTTTTCTGACGATGTTCGAGCATGGCAGCATATGCCGGGGGAAAGAAAGGCGGATGCTATCATTGGTCTTTATAAGAAGCTGTTGACTTCATACAGTCAAGATATCCTTAGCATTGATACTATCGTGATCAGGGACATTCTTTTAAGCACTGGCGGCCCTGCTTCCGGTATTGAGTTTCTTTTGTTTGATTGCGGCGATTCCTACGAGTTTCGGAATGCCCGCTATTGGTATCAAGATTGGTCAACGCCTAAGCAATATTCATACCTTCCAAATGGCATAGGCGAAAAAATGTTTCATTTTTACGGTCTTGCTTTTAAGGACTAATAAACATCACCGTTGATGATTCATTGTTCAATCATCAAAGAGGCGACTTGATTATAGCGAGTCGCCTTTTTCATTGATGGAACAAATATCAACAACAATGGAGTGATAAAATGGATGCCTTTTACACTGAAAACATTGTAACGGAAAAGTACGGCTACAACATGACTATCAACCTGTATCAAAATATCGACGCTCCAAATCCATTCGATGAATTCGACACACTCGGGACGCTCGAAACCTTTACCAGTGCGACAGAGTATAGGGAACGAATTGAACAACTTGATAAGGAACGGTCTATCTTTGTTGAGGGATCAACACTGGAAACAGAATATGTTATTTACGCTTCCCGTGCATGTATCAGGACAGCGTATAACGTCAAGCGTCTTACAAAGAAGATATTAGCAAAGGCATTTGATTGCCTCATGTCGGAACGCGCCATCTATGAAAACTGGTTGAATGGCGGCGTTACAGGCTACATAGTAACTGATGATGAAACAGGGGAAGAAATAGATTCCTGTTGGGGCTTTTATGATGACGATAATGATGAACATGCCCTTGAAGAAGCAAGAGAAGCAGCCGAAAACTATAGGCGACCAATACCCGCATGGGCAAAGAACTGGAAGCTGTTACCGGGACTGACGGCGGAACAGGTTGGAAATCCTTTTTTGCGTGTCGCGTAAAGTATGAGGTGTCTATGTGCACATTCTACAATATTGACGTTTCCGATATGACCATACGCCAGATCAACAGGCTCTTTCGCCAGCACGACACCAGCATGTTATGGCCTATTTGTGGGCGGTTCAACGCTACCGAAAGAGCAATCAGGCGTTTGCAGCGGACCGCTGAATACACCTACACAGACGGCCTTGAATATGCCCTTGCCCTTGATTCTGAAATAAGCCGCATTGTGAACGGGGAGGTCTAGATATGAGCATACAACATAGCCTTTTCATTGATGCCTATATCGGATGCCTTTTGTGGGCTGGAACAGACGATAACGGGGAGCCGTTAGACACTCATTACAACATCTATAATTTGTCCGCTGAAAGCCGCAGCCGCATTGTGAGGGACTGTCATTATTTTATGCTTGTCGCCTCTACTAGTGACATAGACCTTTCCGGCCTTGAAGCACAAGCGGGGCATGATTTCTGGTTGACACGCAACGGTCACGGCACGGGCTTTTGGGACAGACCGGAAATCTACGGGGAAGAAAATGCCCGCATCCTTTCAATTATGTCCCATTGTTTCGGAAATTGTGATCCAATCATCACTGATGATGAATATATTGAACTTGTATAGATTTTGCTTAGGTGAACTATGGAATTTATGCTTGTTATTCGTGATGGTGAATGGAAGCCTTGCGCCTATTTTATTGACGGGAAGCGCGTTTCTAAGGAGGCTTATAATATAATGGAATATGAAATTCAAACACACGGCGTTGCGGATTGCTTCCTTACACGCCGTTCCCGTAATGGAAATTGGCTTCATAGCTTTTCAGGTCGCTTGATACGTTGACCTGAACATATCAACACCATTGAAACATCAAAAGGCGGAACCTCATCAACAAGGGTTCCGCCTTTTCATTGTGGCAATGGTCGATTCTATTTAGCTTTATAAGACAAATCATTTGAAAGGACGGTCGCATGTTCAAGTATCTTTTGAAACTCTTCCTTTTTGGGTGCCTTATTCCCATTAAGCTCATAAAGGAGCGCAAGGTAATAAAAAACGTAGCGATTGAAGGGGGAAGGTTTGAGATCCGTCTTGGATTCCATACTAGCCTTAACAACAGCCCCGTATTCTATCTCAGCACACTTGACAGCATTGTTCAAGAGCATCGTCCTGGTACTGACTTCTACATTCATCTTTGTTGATTTTAAAGCGGCTCTGCTTCCTATATAGGAAGCTATTATTGCCGCCACAAATGAGACACCCGCAGAGAGTAATACGTTTTCCATGTTCACCCGCCTTTAATACTATATAAAGAATGGAGACTATCACATGGGTTACACAGTAGACAAAAAGACCGGAAAGATCATCCTTGTACATGACGTTACCGTATCGTCAAAGGCCGTAAAACAGCCGGAAACACAGCAGCAGCGCCAGCAGGAACAACAAACCGCCGCCACCTTGCCCGCGATTCCCGCCGCCTCTCTGTCCTCCGCGCGGGCTTCCGCTCCCGGCACGTTTGTTTTCCCGGTCACGAGACAAAAGGTTCGGACGGTATGGCATGAGGGGAACGTCTGGTTTGTGGCGAATGACGTTTCCGCTTGCTTGGGTTTTGCCAGACCTGAAAAAGCTATTATTGACCATTGCAACCATGCGAAAACGCTAAAAGGTCCCGAATCAGGAGGTTTGACCTCCTCCCCTCGCGGCATCAACATCATCCCCGAATCCGACGTCTACCGCCTTGTCATGCGCTCCAAACTTCCCGCCGCCGAACAG